CAGATACGTCTGAGGCGAACTCAAGGTCAACCAACTCAAGACCAGTAGTTGCAGAAGTTGTTCTCAGACCACCGTTGTTCTTGTGAGTGTAAGCAACACCAGCAAGTGACAAAAATGCAAGCTGGTCCATACGGTCAGCCATTGCATAAGCAAGTGCATCGCGTGACTGCTCTCGGAAGTTTACGACTGACTTCTGATCGGCTAATCGGCCAGCAATTCGGTTTGCGAATCGCAGCTGATCCAACTCGATCGTGATGTCATAGGCGCGTAACGCTTCTTCATTACCTTCCAAAGTGTTATCACCAGTTACACCATCTCCAGTCATGTCGGCCAAAAGCGTAATTACCGCCTTAGTACCTTTGTCGGATTTGGTCAGTTCAGTAACGCGCTGAACCATAGCGTTTTGTCCAGTTCCTGCGAACTGATTTACGAAAGACATATTGCGAGCAACACGCCAGAAGTCCCTGCTCCATGCAGTAAGCTGATTGGAAGTCAGAGACGCAAAGTTAGTAAGAGCCATTTGTGGCCTCCTTAAATGCGTACAATTTTCGTTTACATTAGCTTTGCTAATGCTCTCAGCCGACTTTTGGAGCGGCTAATCCGTGCTTCGTATCGTGAAGCAACGTATTAGCGTTTTTATATCGAGGGACGACCCCGGCAGGTTTTACGCCTTTGCAGGCGAGGTTACGTTTTTTACGGCTACGGGCCGATCAGATATCGTACTGATAGACGTAATCTTTATATTAGTATCACTAATTATTAAAAGCAACCATTAATGTATTTACTAATTTGTATATAAATAGAGGCCAGCCATCAGCAAGCCAATGAACAGCAAGCCCCAACCTACCATCGTTGCAATCAGCTTAACACTTTCTCTGAACTGCCTTCGCTTCAGTCTGATTCTAGCAACTTCCTTTTCATGCGCTAACCGACTTTCTTCCATTCTGCGCTTTATTGAATGATAAAGCTCAGGCTGACCTTGCATTAGGCAAATGTCTTGTAACTGCCGATCAAAATTCTGAAGCTGGCGAGTTATGGACTCCATTTTTAGAGCCTCTTGGTAACTCATCTTACCAGCACCCTTTTTCTCAGCTTCCTGAGCCTTTTCAGTCGCATTAGCCCAACGGCCAATTACGCCAGAAAGATCACCTCCGTGACCCTTCGCTTCCTTGAGTGTCTGTATCGCGCTGTTGACAGACTGAACTGCCGCGATAGCTGCTGAGATTTCTGCAATCATGACCTTTTAGCACAAAGCAAGTATATTTTTCGTTTTTGCACGGATTTACCTCACCAGTATTGAGCAGACGCTACTTTTCAAGATCATTCACTCTGTCTTCAAGATAACTAAGCCTAATCTCTTGGGCATGGTTAGTCCGAATCGCTTCTTGAACCTCTTGGGGTGGTGCCCAGTTGTTACGAAAATTAGTGTTAAGATTAACCACCTTCTGCAAAGCATCGATCTGGCTGTTCTGCAACAGATCATCGGGCAAAGCACCCAACTCGCCACGCGGCCATTTGGTCCGAAACTCGCTGTTCATTCCTATATCCACTTCAAGGATGGTTAGCTGTCGTTCCAACACAGAGATACGGTTAGTCACTTCTGTGTAACCAATCACTGCAATAGCAACCCCGGCAATAATTGCAATAAGGTTGCGTAAGGGTATCTCAATTTTTGTCTCATCAGATATTTGTGCAGCCATAATTAATCTCGCTTGTTCCATAAATCAAACAGAGTTCGGATCTTCTCCTTCATCTGTTCAATATCGGCATGCATTTTCGCTAAAACAATAACCAAGGTTACGAACCCTAGTGCGAGAGGCCAAATGGCTCCAACGGCTTCGAGTACGTCCATAGCATTGATTACCTTTTATTAGCTTAGGCTCTATGACGAGCGGTTTTCTTGGCGATCCTCTTGGGTTGCTTACTGAACTGTTTGCCTTTCTTGGTATCAGCGCGTTTTTTTCTACTTGTCGCTGCGTACTCTTTCTTACTTAACGCTTCTCGGGCTTTCTTGGGTAAGTACCGCTCGCCGGTAGCCTTGCTACCTTGAGTGCTGTTCTTACCAGACTTAGTGCCCCACTCCTCTTTTGTCCATCTACTCAAGGACTTTTGAGCTTCGGTCTTAGCACCGGAATACCCTCCACCTGACTCTTTATATCGTCTAGTAGCAATTTGCGCCTTCCTAGCGCTCCACTGTCCGGGCTTGCCTCCTTTACTGCCAGCTTTTACGCTCGAAACAATGCGCTTCCACTTAGCTTCGTCAGTACGCGGCATTTTTTCCTCTCGCCATAGCACCCTTGTTACGGGCCTTTTTTTTCTCTGCTTCGGCTTTCTTACGCTTGCGCTGTGCAGCAGCGGCCATAGCCCTTTTTACGTCTCGGGGCGGATTCTTAGGCTTGAACTTCTTGGTCGCCGCTTCCTTTTTAAGTTGCGCTATGGTTTTGTTAGTTGCCATCTACTATTTCCCCTTCTTCTTGTAAGGGCTTTTAGCCATCGCCTTTTTCTTAGTGGCTAGTTTTTTGGGTTTACCTGAGCCAAACACGTTGGCTTTTGCCCTAGCTGTTTTTCGAGCCGCTGCTTTTTGCAGACTCTTATACGCAGCGTCGCTTGCAGCTCTACCAGCAGGTGTATTTGGGTAGGGTTTACCTGTTTTGGGGTTTATCAACGGCATAGTTACTATCCTTTTTTCCATTTAGTTGAAGAGGACTTCGTTTTCGAAGGACTCCATTTCACACGATCAGACCAATAAGCTGCGCTCATCTTGCCCTTGCTAATGTTCTGAGCGTGTCGTGACTTGAACGCTCTGCGCTGACCAACCGTTTGATTGGTCTTCACGCCTTGCTGCCCAAACCGGATTGTCTTTACTCTGTCACCCTCTTTCGCCACAACAATGTGTGACTTCTTAGGATGAGAGGGGGTGCGCTTTGGCTTGTTAAAACCACTCACCCCCGCCCGTGCTAGACGGGGATCTCTTTCCCTAGTCATAAGATCAACCTACTAGATATCACCCCGCAGCCGCTTCAGTGTGGCTTCTGGTAGCGCGTTAAATTCTTCCTCTGTCATAGTAGAAAGGTCTAAAGGTTTTTCGCCTCGATTAGCAGAACTTTCGCCGGGAAGTTCAGGCGGTTGCGATTCAGCAGCCTTTAACTTCTTATTAACTTCAGCTCTTTTCTTTGCGACTTCATCAACCGACTTGGATTTAGGAGCAGCTGCCGCATCTAAAGTGGAAGGCGCTTCAAGGTTGTGAGACTTGATAGCGAAATTAGCCGCTTTCGAAAGCGCGTCTACCGGGTCAAACCCTTGGACCATGAAGGCATCACGCAATTCAATAACTTCTTGAGTGATTGATTCGTTGTACTCCGAGGAGTTCTGATCGAACACTGGAAAATTCGCTTCGAGGTCATTAGCCGCTTGCTGCAAAGCAGTTGCTTGGGCATTTTGTGATACTTTCTGCGTCATCTCTTGCCGCATTTCGTAAGCAAGCTGCTCGCGTTCTGCCTTTCTTATCTCTTGCCGTAAAGAAGCAGCCTTTGCAGCTTCTCCGTCTAACAAAAAGTTCTGATACTCCAGCTCTCTGGATTCGAAGTCATAGGCTTCCGGGGCATCTTCAGCAGGAGTTTGCTGCGCCTTCATGTCGTCTAGCTGCTTCTGTAGAGCCTTCTGCTTGGCAAGAACCTCATCAAGCCTACTCTTCGGAACCATCGGCTTTTTCGGAGCTTCTTCCTCTACGACTTCTTCCTCTACGGCTTCTTCGGCAACAGTCTCTGTTTGATCCTCTGCTTCAACAGCATCCTCTTCGCTTGTTCCCTCGGAGTCGGGTTCGGGATCGGATTCGGCTTCGGGTTCTTCTTCCACAGCGGTGTTTTCGGTCTCCTCGGCCACATCTTCTTCGACCTCTTCTTCAATTGGGTTGCCATCAGCATCCAGCCCAAAATTTAGATCCAAAGTTTCGCCTTCTTCTATCGGCTCGGCTCCGGGCATCGTGTCGTACATGATCTTTGTGTCTTCTTGCTCTTCAGCCATCTGTGGCCTCCTATTGGGGTTGAGGTGTTCTTGCGGTCTGCATAGCAGTCGTCGCAATACGTGCCGCAGCTTGTGTCTGCTGCTGCTCTGACCTCACCTGATTTGTCATTGAAGACAATTCACGGCGAAGTTCGAGTTCTTCCATCTTCATCTGCAACTTGGCCTGTAGCTCCTGCATCCGCATTTCAGGACCAACTTCGGAAACATCCTGTACCTTGGCGATGTTGACCGCTGCTTCAGACTGGATCTTCTTAACTTCAGCTTCCAACTTGGCAATCTCAAGCTGCAACTGCTGCATAGCCATCTGCTGCTGCATTGCGCCAATTTCCTGCTGCTCTGGGCTTTGCTCTACGCCAGTTATCATGCGGATACGCTTGGCTAGCTCGCCCTTACGTGCTAAGTGGCTGTATTCAATAATTGCGTCATCCGGTATTGCCACGCCTACCTGACGTAAATTTAGGGCCTCAGCAAATTGAACTTCATCGAAGCTGTCTCTAGCAGGTGCGGTAGATACAACAACGTCATATTCGCCAAGAGTTAGGTCATTGATGATCTGACCTTCTGGTGTCATTTCGTTAATGACCATCTGTTCCCGAGGCTTCATCGGATCACTTTCATTTGTCACCTGAATAACCCGCTGCTCGGTATAAAAAGTTTGTAGAAGGTTTAGGATTTTTTCCGCTAGGTATTGGCGCGTCTTTCTCAGGTTATCCAAAGGAACCTGAATCATGATCGCCCCACGGTTCTGCTTCGCTTGGATAGCTATACCGCTAACCTCTGACGAATCAGTGCCGAGCATCGAATCGTTAATGCCTGAGATGGCTTTAATGTTAAGCGCAGCTTTTTGGCTAATGCGGTCTAAGCCAGTGGGTATCTGATTAGGCTGGATCTTCAGGGGCGGGTTCGTACCCCGAGCATATTCAACTACTAGGCCAGTCTCGGCACCGTGCTCCTCCAGATCGTCTACAGTCATACCAACCAATGAGCCACTTTCAACCATCCAGCCGCTGTTGGCTGTGGTGTTAACAATGTGTAGCTCTTGACTTGCAATCTTGTTGAGCTGCTCTTGGGGACTCAGGAGGTTACGTACCATCCCAAACGGACGGCCTCGTCTGAAGTAAGCGAAGTAAGGAACTACTGTAAAATCGTTATAGGGCGACCAGTCATCAAACAAAACAACTTTGTCGCAAGTGACAGTCCAGCGTACTTTACGCTTGGTTTTGGTGATAATGCTTAGGCCATACTCTTTAGCGAACTTCTTCGCTTTTCTATCGCCCCAAGCCTCGGGTACTTCTCGCTGATCACCTGTATTTGGATCAACGAAACAATCAACTCGTGTTATCCGCTTGTGTTGCCGTTCGATGACTCGCAGTGCTTTGACGTTTCTATATTCGTCATCCCCCGGTATACCTGCACCAAGATAATCATCTGTAGAATCAACATCGCCAAAACGAGTTTCTTCATATTCGATACTGTCTCGGCCAAAAGAATTTCCATTCTCTGCAATAAACTGGAGACGGTCAGCCGGTTTTTTACCATAGAGTTCTTCAATTTCATCAAGCGTCATCCACTTAGTTTCAAAGACCTCGTTCCAAGACTTAGGGTCAGAATCTTTTGCATCTGGGTCGGGCAGGATGTCGAGAGGGTCTTTTGCCGTGATTCGGATTTCACCTTCGACATGATCAGAGAAATCCATCCGCACATCGAAGTAACCACGGCCATCCATGATGAGACCATCTGCAAACACCTGCTGCTCGACCCAATCTAGTTTGTTGTTGTCGGCAATCTGCATGTACAACTTATTCAGCGTATGCGCGACTTCTGCATCACCTCCTCGTCTTGGTTTGAATTGAATATCCGCTCGTCGGGTACTTTGCTCTCCTAACACCGTGTTTACCGTGGGCAAAATAGTGTTAATCGTCAGTGCTGGACGGCCTTCAGCGTCTAAGGCTGCAATGTCAGCCTCGTCCCACTGCTCGCCTCTATAGTAACTGTCACACTTCTTAGCCATTTCAATGTAGTCAAGATGACCATTGTCCCTAGCCCGTATATAACGGTCCCATTGATTGCTGGCTGTAACTGATTCGTCGTCGTATTTACTCATAGTTAGGCGCTCATGGCTGACTTGTTACGCGGCGTTTTAAACAGATAATCGATCCTGTCTCGCCAACTGGGTTCTTTGACTATTGGTGATTGGTAGGTCGCAAATTCAGTCATCATCAGACCTAACCAAGCAAGGGCATCGACCTGATCATCGTGAGTGCCATTGGGGAAACGGAGTAGTTCCGCTACTAATGGACCCGTCCAAACCTGATTCTTAGGGAGGAAAACCATCCCCTGCTGCATACGTCCTTGGATGGCCCTAGCCCGTGCTTCCTTATCCCTACGCCCCGTCTTGAGGTCTTTAAAATAGGCTTCATATAGGCCGCGCTCTCGGACACGTTTCTCCAAGAAAGGACCAAGAGCCATCTCGATGTGGCCCTTCTCAATACCAATAATTGACGGCTTCCAGACCTCGTATAAATCGAGTATCTGTTCTACTAACTCAAAGCCATCAAACCGCCCTCGGACAACATCGACAACATACAACCGATCAAAAGAATCGACTCCAATAACCATACCGACTGAGTAGTCATTCCTGTCTTTCTTACCGATCGCCAAATCCCACGCGGCGTAAAATCGCATTTCATCTAAATCTATGTCGACCTCTTCAAAATACTGAATCATGTCCCGTGTGAAGTAATCACCGTCATCTGACACGGGGTTTTGCTGATATAACGCAGACCAATCTCTAGGGCCTACGGCTTTTCGTATACGGTCTAGGGACTCTTCGTCATACCTCTGAGGATGTAGCGCCTCACCGTATTTTCTAAACTCTTCTTCCTCTTCAGCGAGTGCTGGATATCGAACAACCTCCCACTCATCACCTCCTTCAGCCGTTGCTTTGAGCAATCGTCCTGCAAGATCATCGTCGTGCCACCTAGTAAGAATGACCAACACACCACCACCGGGAGCCAGTCGCGTATAAGCTGTCGATGTGTACCAGTCCCAGTTCGCGTCTCTGTTGTTTTGGCTTTCGGCATCTTCTCTGTTCTTTACGGGATCATCGATTACTAAAACGTGCGCCCCTTTACCCGTGATACCACCGCCTACGCCAGCTGCTACAAATCCGCCACCGCCTGTTGTTAACCACGCTTCCGCACTTTGTGACTCAGGGTCGAGGCGAGTTTTAAAAGCTGTTTTATAAGAAGGTTCGCGTAAGAGACCACGGACTTTCCGAGAGAAACCCATAGCGAGCGATCCAGAATATGAACAAGAGATGAACTCGTGAGAGGGGTTGCGCCCCAAGTGCCACGCTGGGTAAGCAATGCTCGCAAGAGTCGATTTCCCATGTCTAGGAGGTAGAAAAAGCATAAGTCGAGGGGACTTCTTCTCCACCACCATCCGCGAAAACTTCTCCAAGCGTTGGCACACATCCTTATGCACCCATCCCGCTTGATAATCTGGATTAAATCTTTCGACAAAGGGTAATAACCTCTTTCGCGTTAAAAATCGAAGCGCTAACTCTGCGCGAGCCTTGTCTTCGACTGATTCTTCTTCTACTTCTATTACTGGTTCTACCGTTGCGGGGGCAACTATCCTTTCAGCGTCGTCAGCTTTGCAATAAACACACAATCGGTCTTTGCCACTGAACAGAGTTTCAGAGTGCAAGCGTTTGCACCTGATACAAAGTATCTGCTGTGGCTGTAAATCAGTCATTAGCAGCCGCAGGATCTAAATAAGCGTCGTCTTTACCGGCGATAGACAGTAACTCCTCATCAGACATGCGTTCTAACTGCTTAGAAGTCGCATTTATTTGTATATGTACCTGCGCTTGCTGTTCAGGCGCGGCTAAACCATGCAATTTCACTAAACTGTCCACCGTGTTTTTCATCTCGGTGGCTGTCGCGGATGCTTGATAGGCATCCATGTACATCATGTGAGCGCTTGCATGAGTAAATTTCACTTCTTCACGCATTTGCTCTTTAAAATATTCAACTGCCGTCTGAACTTGTGGCAATTTTGCGGCTGAGTACGCAGAATCAGGGCTTGCGTAACCTGCACCCCTCCCAGCGGCGGCGATGGTCATACCAGAGCAAATCAACATGACCAGTTTTTCTTGCTGGACCGTTAATTTCCTATCTTCAAGCCCCATGTATGGGACATGCGCCTTAAATTCCACGGAGTTTGTTACAAAATTCTCAATGGATGTTGCTTCGCTGTTTTGCTGTGACATCTGCGCTCACGTTTTCGTCTAAGTAAACAAAGATTGGTGATCTATGCCCTTCGCCAACGGCTTTTAGATATTCGAGATACAAAGGAATATCTACATCTGGGCTTATCGCCTCGAAAATTTCCGCCGCTATAACGCCGTCGTAGACCAAAACTTCATGCTCCCCATCTCGTGTACCAGTTCCGAGGATCGCGCTCTCGAAACCGTCGATGGAAATCATTTCTTCGTATACATCTTCAGCCATTTTGCAATATTACCAACACTAATAATTATTCGCAATGGTGTTTGTATATGTTGAGTACCCACCACGTAAAGTCTTCTTGGCTTAGAGAACCTCGAAGCATGTTGACGGCGGAACAAACCAACTGAACATTTTGCGGGTAGTAACCTTTGTTGTGGTCTAAACGGTCGATGCTGACGTTTTTTGAAGTAAATATCTCTGCCGATGGTGAATGCGTCATATACACGCCAGACAAAGCGCACTTACCTTCTTGTATTTCCCAGATATCCATACAGTCTTCGGCGGTCAAGACAAACTCGACACCTTGTTTTTTACGAGTGCTTTTTAGTTTGGATATGCCTTTACGAAAAAAATGTAAAAGATCGGCTGCTGACCTAGCGCTACGGCGAATGTGGTAGCAACTGTGGCATAGGTTTTGGGTTTTAAACTCACCTTTGATTTTGTTGGTTTTGCATCCTGTGCAGTAGCGATCTGTCTGGAGCATAGCGCCCCCAATGTATTAGTTGCGGTAATACTAGCAGAAAATTTTCACAAAAAAATTTTTTGAAAAAGTGTTTGAGAATCGCTCACTCACTATCTCCCCCCTCCCGTCCACCGCCGCCCCGTTCCCCGGATCGCCAACTTGGAACCTTGTACCGCAATCTGGCACTGGAACCTTGTCTGGGACTCCTAGCCCCTAGCCAATCGCCAATCGCATCTCTCGCTCCACTCGTGACGCACGGTTGTGTTTATACATTCATTAGTTCTTAGGATTTACATCATGGATCTATTACTCATACACATCTGTCTCATAGGCTTTGGCATTTGCCTAGGGTCAGCAGCAACAGCAATCTTCCTCTTACATCGAGCTAAGAAAGATAACGAATACATCATCAAGCTATTCCATGCACTTACAGCAAGGCATCCCTTCTTCCCTGAAGACTTACAAGACGCAATGAGGAGAGTATCTAATGAAATTCACTAAAATGGACGACACCATGAACAAATGGACCAAGCAAGACCTAGACGCAATGCTAGCCGCCCGCAAACGACAAGCAGCCCGCGACAAACTGAACGCTCAGATCAACCAAGCCAAGACCAAAGCAACCGACTTGGGACTAGGAGCAGTAGCAACAACCCAATCATTCGCATCAAAAGCACTCAGCTGGGCCAGAGAAAACCCACAAGAACTACTAATTGGCATCATGGCAGTAGCAATCCTCGATGTAGAAGACGCATTAGACGATTTAGACTAGGAACAGGGGGCGTGAGGGAAACCGAACGCCTTTTTTTATGCCAACGAGCGATAACCATGTGCTGCTATAAACCCTAAACAACTGTCAAATTGACAAATAATAGTTGCCAACCGGCAATTGACTAGGATTTTGGGGCTATGGGCGGCGGCGCGGCGCTGTAACAGGTTGTAACAGGTTGTAACAGGTTTGTAACAGGTACTGTAACAGGATGGGACTTTCCTGTTACAGACCCTAAACCATTGATCCTAGTACATATTTCCTAATTCCTACGAAAAGTGTAACAGGTGTAACAGGTAAAACCCAAGTTCGTAATAAACAGGATTTGTTTTTGCTTTTTTATTTCTAATTTGAATTGAACTTCAATTCATCCTGTTACCCTGTTACAACCCTTTAAAAATGGGCATCTAACATGGTACACCATCCTGTTACACATCCTGTTACACCCCCCTCTATCCTGTTACACCCTATGATGGTAGTCACATACCATAATCATTTGTATCAATATTACTCAAAATCACATTCCACTACGTTCCATGTGTACGGCTGTTGTTTTTGCATTCATTATTATCATTTGGAGAATTAGATGAGAACAGTTGTATCTTCACCAATGCGTTTTGAAAAGTGGAACGGCTACTGCATAACGGTACTCAATTTAGAGTACGCAGATACAGGTGAGCGTTGTGGTTCCATGCACCAAGCAATTAGCAATCGGTCATGGGCACATGCCAAACACTTGTTCTGGACGACATGGAGACAGGACAACCCAAACGAGTTTCTTAAACCAAGACAAGATGCAATCTAAGGAGAAATACATGTCACATTGGCGATTAGTTCCTGACTGGGAGGAGAAATTCCCAGACGTTCGTTTCACCGACAAAATAGCTGTGCATTTTGAAGACGGCAGCAGTGAGACTATCAAGTGGTTGTACAACGATACGTCCCGCCTGTACGAAATCGACTGGGACACAGTGGTTAGCTGTAATGTCGTCTAATCATCACTCACTACGTTCGTGACGCACGGTTAATATTAGTGAATGCAATATGTATTCACTTTCTTAATGTAAACTATGAGCATGGAGGTGCTTATGATTAGATACAACCAACCGCTGAATTTCAATGAGCCTCATTGGGATTCAATCCCTGAAATCAACGAGGACGATAAGCCGTTCTCGTTCAGAAATCCGTTGTTATTCTTGCTCGACTTAGAAGAGCATGATGAAGGAACAATGGAAGATGACGACGATCAGTTGATTTTTTGATCTGTAGATATTAGCGTTACTAACATTCATGTCATATCAGGAGGATTTATGACAACACAGAACTATAGCTTCATCCCATCAGCGCTTCGTGACCTTACGCAAACCCGTGGTTACAAGGGCGATGTGGCAAAATACGTTTCAAGTCACCTTAACGACGACAACGATCCAGTCGAGGCGCTGTTCGAGGCTTTCGCTGACTCGTTGGAGAACAGTAACCATTTTCATCCATTCTCAATCGTTGGGTTTCTTCAGGACATCATGAACAAGTCTTGCTGGAATGCACGACGGTTGTTCAACGCCAACACAGTAGCTGACGATCCCAATGGTGCTCCTTGGGGTTGCGATGCTGCCGAACGTGCCAAAGAGCATGTCGGTATGGACATCAACAACGAAGAGTTGCTGACAACCCTAGACGATGACTTCGACGAGTTGTACCAACTACACGTTATGTTTGTTCAGAACCTCACTGCTGATATGGACTCAACACTCTGTTACTTCAGCCGTAGCCAAAAGTCAGAAATCGATGACACTTGGTCAGTCGTTGCAAAGTGTCAGTCCTTCAACGAAGCGATGGACGAGATGCACAGCATTACCGATTCGCTCAAGGTTCAGCAAGCAGAGAATCTTCGCACGACCTTCAACTACATCCGTCAACGACGGCATCAAAAAGTAGCGTAACCCTAGCCCCTAGATGAAAGTCTAGGGGTTTTTTTGACCCCGGCCCACTGACGGTGTGCCATTGGAGAATGCCTATGGATTTAGCTCTAACAACCCTCGCCTTCTGCGGCAGCTTCCTTTGCGTAGTTTGGGCAGTGCAACTGATAGCTGTCTCAGTGTTCTTTTACAGAACACCAAAGCTAATCGAGCAAATACTAGAAGCCACAAAGGATAGCTAATGCAACCTACCTACGGCTACAGACGAGTGATTGACTACGGTATTGAGTGCCCGGTGTGCAGTTCACCTAACGGTGTAGACATAGAAGAAGACGATTACTTCGACTACATGTACTGCCGCAGTTGCAACACCACCGGAAGCAAATTGAAAAGAGAATCAAATTATGAAATCCGCGAAGCATACTAACGTGAGCGATCTTGTATTTACCCCAACCCCTACCCTGCCGACCCTAGACGATAGCCTGCCGACCCTAGACCCTAGCCTTCGGGCACAGATACAGCTGCTCATACAACATGAGCTAGATGTACTGACCGAAAGCGAATGGTTCATTGAGTTCATTGACGAACGGATCATGCAGGCATTTGAACTAACACAAGAGGATGACGATGAATAAGCCAACCAGTTTGCTACTCGACATCGAGGCCAACCTCGATCGTTTGTTCTACCTCAACGACAAGATCGCGCTTGGCGAAGATTCAATACAAGAGTTGGATGTTATCACCACACAACTCTCAACCTTTTGTGAAGCCCTCGATGACTGCTGGGACACCATGCAAGCCATACGGGATAACGAAAACTACGAAAATAGGAGGCTGGATGCCGACGCAGCAAGAGCTATTCGCTATGCCTAACAGTATTAGTGGAGGTAATCAAATGGTGAACACCATCATCGAACCTTTCATGTCACGCATTGATGCGATGAAAGATAGAAACGAAGAAGCCTTTTATTACGACAAACGACAGATTTGCGAAATGCTTAATGAAGCCTATTTCCTAGGCCGTAAGCATGAGCGCCAAGAATGGGAACAAGCAGCTGTACCTAAGCATAGTGCAGCTGTCCCATAACCGACTGCCAGTAAAAATACTGTGTGCGAGCTGGCCTGATCCACCAGTAGTCAAAACGGATCACCTATGCACAACGTGTCAACCAACCAACCACAAACCATGAGGGTTTTACTATGAGTGAGTATATCACTGTCAAAGTCATCCGCGTTCCGGGTGGCGTTCAAGAAGTAGCTATCGACGATGGCTCAACAGTTGCTGATGCACTTAATGCAGCTAGCATCACCCCCAATAGCAACGAAGCAATCAAGATCGGTGCAGAGTCTGTAACCCTAGACTCTCCTGTTTCCGATGGCGACCGCGTTGTTATCGCGCAGGGTGCCAAAGGCAACTAAACAAATGCGCCCTAGTCCCTAGGGCGTAGCTTTTTCTACGTAAGGATTGCTATGAGAGCCATACTAATTAATCCCTTTGAACGGGAAATCACAACTGTTATCCGTAGCGACGACTACAAAGATATCTACACCTACCTCAGCCGTCCAGATTTTGATGTAAACACATTCACGGTAGTTCACCTCGATGAGTTTAACGACATCTTTATCGACGATGAGGGACTTTATGTTGAAGACCAAGCGTTCTTTTCCATTGCAGGAACCCACTCCGAATTAGTGTTAGCCGGTATGGGACTCGTACTCGGTCACGACGGTCAAGGAGAGTCCACCTCTTCTGATCTCCTGATCGAAGAAGTACGTGCTGCTGTTACATGGAAAGAACCAGCTGACCGACCAGAAATAAAATTCGAAATCTCAGGCTTTTAACTATGACTGCTCAACTATCAATTATCCGACATCAACCAATCTTTGACCCAAACGCATATAACTATCTACCTATTCACATCATCGGCGCAGGTGCTACTGGCTCACGAGTGTTCATGTCACTCATCGAGCTTGGCCTCACCAACATAACCGTGTGGGACTTCGACAAAGTTGAATCACACAACCTAGCTAACCAAGCCTACACACACAACCATATCGGCTTGTCCAAAGTTCAAGCGCTCAAGCTCTTGTACCACAGCAAGACCGGCATGTTGCCACCACCAACCATGTACTTCAAAGAAGAGCGTGTCGTTGACCAACAGCTTGACGGTATCGTATTTCTGCTCACTGACACCATGTCATCTCGCAAAGAGATTATGGAGCGTCAAGACAACAGTCAGCTACTGCGTGTGTTCGAGACCCGCATGGCATCAACCCACGGCAACGTATTTCATTTCAACCCACGCGCTACTGCTGAACGTGACGCTTGGTTTGCAACGCTCATTGACGATGATCAAGCAGAAGTATCTGCCTGCGGTTCACCTATATCTGTAGGTCCAACGGCATCGATCATCGCTAACCTCGTGGTATGGCAGTGTATGAACTACCTGCTCGATGACGGATGTACATCACCACAAGTCGATTGCTTCTTCAAACCAACAATTATTTCCAGTAAGGATTCACTGTGAAAAAAACTAAACCTTTCAAGCAAGTAAAGCCACACGTTACTTACAAACCAAAAGAAATATCGTCCAACTCAATGCAGCCCACCGCCACTGAGCTGTACTCTTTTGCAACAGAACCGCCTGAAGTACGTTATGTACCTTATGTCTATGACGTAATTCAGCACATTGTTTCAACCCAGCCACAAGAAATCGGCTGGTTAGGTCTCGTCGATAAGACTGACTACGGGTATCTGGTCACTGATGTTTACATACCAGAACAAACCGTATCAGCTGCCGAGACCGACATCGATCAAGATGCTATGGCTGCCCTAGCACTTGAAATCGATGATGCAGGGCTTGATCCATCCAAGCTCCTGTACTGGGGACATTCTCACGTTAACATGGCTGTCTCTCCCAGCCATCAAGACGAACAACAAATTGCATCATTTGTTGAGAATAATCCCTACTTCATCCGGGGTATCTACAATAAACAAGGTCAAGCAAAAGTCGATGTCTATGACAAAAAAGCGAACACAATTTATCAATGTGTTCGTGATCGTGTAGATACACCCGGACTTACAAAAGCAGATCTCAAGGATCTCAACGCCTTGACGAAAGCAAACGTAACCAAACGGGTTTATGCGCCTGTTCATCACTACTCAAAAACAGCGCGTAGCCCGTTCTTAACTGG